AAGGGCACGATCTTCCTCGAAAGCAAGAAGGACATGAAGGCACGCGGGCTGGCCTCGCCTGACGCTGCGGACGCCATCGCACTCACGTTTGCCTTCCCGGTCGCCTCACGCGAGTTCCGCGGAGATCGCGTTGACAGAAACCGTCCCAGAGCGTATTCTTCGGCCGGTGTATCCACCTCATGGATGGGCAGTTGACGCATGAAATCGGGTCTCTACGCCAATATTCACGCCAAAAAGGCCCGCATTGCCGCCGGATCGGGCGAAAAGATGCGCAAACCGGGCGCCAAGGGCGCTCCGACCGCAAAAGCCTTCCGCGACAGCGCCAAAACTGCCAAAAAACCCACTAAGAAAGGTAAGTAAATGGCCAAGCCCTTCATGCGTGTGTCGCTCGCGCAACTTCCGTCGCAAAACAAGGCCGCCGCGCGTCTGAAAGCCGCCGCTACGCCTGTTGCGAAGCCGAAGCCAGCGGCCAAGCCGAAACCGGCGGCTAAGTTGAAGGCTACGCCCGCCGAAGCTGCGGCTATCGACCGCGCCAACCGCGCGCAGGCCCGCGAAGCGCAGTTCGTTCGCACGACCGTCAGCGAGCGCACCACGCCGATGAAGAAGAAGTAAGATGCCGCTCGTCAAATCGACCAGCAAGGGCGCCTTCCGCAAGAACATCAAGGCGGAAATTGCGGCTGGAAAGCCGCAAAAGCAGGCTGTCGCCATCGCCTATTCGGTGAAGCGCGAAGCGGCCAAGAAGGGCAAAAAGAAGTAACATGGCAGACCCTACGGGCATGATCGCGGCGGGGCAGGTCGCCAACACGGGGTCTAACCCGAGCAAGTCGTCGCGCGACGACGACAAGATGGCGACCATGCGTAGCCGTCTCCAGATGGCTATGGCGGCCTACTCGGACAGCCGTGAGGACGAGTTGGACGACCTGCGCTTCATGGCCGGCTCGCCCGACAACCAGTGGCAGTGGCCTGCCGACGTGCTCCAGACCCGCGGATCGGTGCAGGGGCAGACGATCAACGCCCGTCCGTGCCTGACCATCAACAAGCTGCCGCAGCACGTCCGCATGGTGACGAACGAGCAGCGCCAGAACCGCCCATCGGGCAAGGTCATCCCCGCGGACGACAACGCCGACATTCAGGTCGCTGAGGTGTTTAACGGCGTCGTGCGGCACATCGAGTACATGTCGGACGCCGACGTGGCCTACGACACGGCCTGCGACAATCAGGTCACGTACGGCGAGGGCTACATCCGCCTGCTGACCGAATACTGCAACGACGAGACGTTCGATCAGGACATCCGCATCGGGCGCGTTCGCAACGCCTTCAGCGTCTACATGGACCCGACGATCCAAGACCCGTGCGGGGCTGACGCTAAGTGGTGCTTCATCACCGAGGACATTCTCAAGTCCGAATACGAAGAGATGTTCCCCGACGCTACGCCGATCAGCACGATTATGGCGCAGGGTGTCGGCAACGAGAGCATGGCGCAGTGGCTGGCGGAAGACACCATCCGCATCGCCGAGTATTTCTACATCGTCCACGACGCTGCTGATCTGAACTTGTACCCCGACGGCACGACCAGCTTCACTGGCACGCCGGAGGACAAGAACAACCGCATGATGTTCGGCAAGCCCATCCGCACGCGCCGGTCGGACCGCCGCAAGGTCATGTGGATGAAGACCAACGGCTTTGACGTGCTCGAAGAGCGCGAATGGCCGGGCAAGTGGATTCCCGTTGTCCGCGTGGTCGGAAACGAGTGGGAAGTCGAAGGCAAACTGTACATTTCGGGCCTTGTGCGCAACGCGAAGGACGCGCAGCGCATGTACAACTATTGGACCAGCCAAGAGGCAGAAATGCTCGCGCTGGCCCCCAAGGCACCCTTCATTGGCTATGGCGGCCAGTTTGAAGGCTACGAGATGCAGTGGAAGACCGCCAATACGACCAACTGGCCGTATCTGGAGGTCAATCCCGACGTAACGGATGGCGCGGGTAACGTCCTCCCTCTCCCGCAACGCGCGCCGCCGCCGTTGCCCCAGACTGGCCTGATCCAAGCCAAGATGGGGGCTGCTGAAGACATCAAGGGCACGACCGGCCAGTACGACGCCTCGCTGGGCATTGGTGGCAACGAGCGGTCGGCCAAGGCCATCGTGGCACGCGAGAAGCAGGGCGACACGGGCACCTATCATTACGTCGATAACCTTGCCCGCGCGATCCGTCACCTGACCCGTCAGATCGTGGACATGATTCCGAAGATTTACGACACGCAGCGCATCGCCCGCATTATCGGCGTGGATGGCGAAGTCGAGATGGTCAAGTTCAATCCGATGCAGCCGGAACCCGTCAAGGAAGTCCGCGATCCGATGACCGGGGCTGTAATCGAGAAGATTTACAACCCCGGCGTGGGCACCTACGACGTGATGGTGACGACCGGGCCGGGCTACATGACGAAGCGTCAGGAAGCCCTCGACGCTATGAGCCAGATTTTGCAGACCAACCCCCAGCTTTGGGCGGTGGCCGGCGACTTGTTCATCAAGAACATGGACTGGCCCGGCGCGCAGGAGATGGCCGAGCGGTTCAAGAAGATTCTGGACCCCAAGGTGCTGTCGGAAGGCGATCAGTCGCCCGAAATGATGGCCGCGCAGCAGCAGATCGAAGCCATGACGCAGGAGTTGAACCGCGTCACGGACATCCTGCAAAACATTCAGGACAGCACCGAGCAGCAGAAGGTCGAGATCGACCGCTACAAGTCCGAAATCGACGCCTACAACGCCGAAACCAAGCGCATCGCGGCCGTTTCGGGCGGTATGTCGCCGGAGCAAATCCAAGAGATCGTGATGAACACCATCGCGGCGGCTATGGATACCGGCGATCTGATCGACGGCGCACCGGAGATGCGTGAGATGCCGGATATAGGCGAGATGATGCCTGAAGAACCCATGATGCCTGAAGAACCCATGATGCCCGAAGGACCGTTCGACAATGAGCCAATGTAACGAGTTCGTCGGGATGCTGTTTCTGGCGCGCGATGTGACCCATTCCGCGCACCTGAACACGCGCAGCTACGCCAAGCATGTGGCGCTGAACGGCTTTTACGACGGCATCATCGACTTGGCGGACAAGTTTGCAGAAACCTATCAGGGTAAATACGGCCTGATCGGGCCAATTTCGCTGATGTCGGCCAAGAAGACCAACAACGTGGTCGAGTTTCTTGAAGGGCAACTGGATGACCTGATGGAAATGCGGTATAAGGTCGTCGAGAAGGAGTGCACGCCGCTCCACAACATCATCGACGAGATTTTCGCGCTGTACTATACGACGCTGTATAAACTCAAATTTTTGGCGTAAGGAACGACTATGGAACTGCTTCGCCCTCTGAATGACGCCGGTTTCGCCGCTCAGTCTGTTGCCTACACCGGCACCGCGGGGTCGGTGACGGGTTGGAACGCTGGCCCGCAGGGCGTGCTCGTCTGGTCCACTTCGGACGCCTATATTCGTGTTGGCGAGGGCGCCACGGCCACGACCGCCGACACGCCGCTGCCGGCCAACACCCCCGTGCCGTTTACCGTCCCGCCGGGCACCGGCGCTGTGTGGCGGGTAAGCGCCATCCAGATCGGCGCAGGCGGCACGCTTTACGCAAAGCCGATCAACATCCGATGAGTTTTGGCATCCCCGTCCGCAATGGCTTGGGCGTGGGGCTTCTCGCGTCCACCAGCTTGGCTACGCGCAACAGGGTTTTCACCCCCGCGTCCCTGTTCGCCGCTGGCGAGCAAGGCTACTGGCTCGATCCGTCCGACTTCAGCACGATGTGGCAGGACAACGAAGGTGTAACTCCCGTCACCGCGACAGGGCAGACCTGCGGCCTGATCCTCGACAAGCGCATTGGCACGCGGACGCAGGTGTTTAACGACGCCAACGTGACTTTCGGTGGCCCAACAGGCTACGCGGGTCGCATCAGCCCCGGCGTGTATGAGTATGCGCGTGACGCGGGCGGGGTTGGCTCTGTAACTTTCGGGGGTCTCACCACAGGGAACACCTACCTCGTCAGCGTGCAACTTTCGGCGTATGCTGGAGCCATTCCGGGGATTACGGCTACCCGCGCTGATTTTTTCAGCGCGTTGAATGTGTCTACCAGACCTTTTGCAAACACAGCAGGAACTTATACGTTTTTCTACCTCGCAGACGGCTCCAACTTTGTTATCCGCGCTGGTGGCCCCGGCAACGGCGGCACCATCTCCAACGTCTCGATCCTTGACGTTCCGGGCAACCACTTCTTGCAGGCCACTGCTGCTTCGCGTCCGATTGTGCAGACAGATGGGGTTAATCGCTTTGTGCTGTTCGACGGCACGGACGACGGCCTCGTATCAGCGGCCACGATCAACCCCGGCGCGGTGGACAAGGCGCAGGTGTTCGCGGGCGTGCGGAAGCTGTCGGACGCTGGGTTCGCGCCGGTTGTTATGGAAGTATCGGCATCGCCGGGTGTCAACAATGGCGTCCTCGGGTTGAACACGAACAGCGGCAGTGGCTCGCCCGCCGATTACAGTGGGATTTCGCGCGGCACGGTGGGTATCGGTTTTGACACAGCAAATGTGTATGCCGCGCCGATAACCAACGTGCTGACCCTGCTCGGTGACATCAGCGGCGACAGCGCAATCCTGCGCGTCAACGGTGTGCAGGCTGCGTCCAATACCGGCGACCAAGGCACGGGTAACTACCTTACTTACCCCCACTTCATCGGGCGGCGGAACAACGCGACCCTGCCCCTCAACGGGCGCATCTACCAGATGATTATGCGCTACGGCGCAAACCTCACTGCTGCTCAAATCTCGCAGACCGAGACCTTCGTGAACTCCAAGACGGGGGCGTACTGATGCTTTCGACCGTCCTGATCCTGCCAGTCGATCAAGTCGCCACGGGTAACGCCGTGGCGGAGGCTATGGGCTGGGGGCCGAACAACTACAGCGTCGCGCTGTCGGCTGACGGTAGCGAGCCTGCAACCCACTACGGTCTTCACGCGTGGGCGGGCAACGAGTTCGAGCAGATGGTCGTTACAGGCTACTACCCGCCGCAGGTGGCCGAGGCTGGCATCGACCAAGCGACCTTCGACGCGATGATGGCCGTGCTGATCTATTCGTTCTGGCCGGACTACACCAACCACTTCGTGACGATCCTCGCCGAAAACAGCCTCATGGTTGTAACCGAACCCGAAACAGTGTAATTTATCACGAACCGCACTGGCGCGGAACGCCAGGTGACTTGAAAGGGTCAAAACCACATGGACGACAACGTCCCCACTGAAGCGGAAGTGCCCGCGCCGGAACTGGACACCACGGCGGCTCCAGAAACCGTAGATACCGAAACGCCGGAAGAACAGGCTGCCGAACAGGAAGCGTCCAAGACTTTCACACAGGAAGAACTTGACGCCATCGTCGGTAAGCGGCTTGCAAGAGAGCAGCGCAAATGGGAGCGCGAACAGCAGCAACGTCTGGCTGAACAGGAAGCCCGTCAACGGTCGCAAGCGGCCACCGACATTACTCCTGACCAGTTCGACACCTACGACGCTTACGCCGAGGCTCTGGCCGAACGCAAAGCGGAAGAGTTGCTGGCCCAGCGGGAAACCGCACGCCAGCAAGCGGAAATGCTGGAAGCGTACCATGACCGTGAAGAGACGGCGCGGGACAAGTACGACGACTTCGATCAAGTCGCCTACAACCCGAACCTTCCCGTCACGGAGCACATGGCCCTGAGCATCCAAGCCTCGGATGTTGGCCCCGATGTCCTTTACTGGCTCGGCTCCAACCCCAAAGAGGCTGGACGTATCGCGCGTCTCAACCCCATCTTGCAGGCAAAGGAAATCGGAAAGATTGAGGCTTCACTGTCCTCAAATCCGCCGGTCAGAAAAACTTCAACCGCCCCGGCACCGATTGCACCTGTTACGGCCCGCTCCAACGGAGCGCCGCGATATGACACCACCGACCCTCGCTCGACCAAGTCGATGAGCACGTCGGAGTGGATTGAGGCGGAACGGCTACGGCAGATCAAGAAGTACGAGGCACAACGTAACCGCTAATTTTGGGAATACGTCCAATGGCAAACTCAATTCTTACTATCGACATGATCACGCGGAAGGCTCTCGAAATCCTCGAGAACAACCTCGTGCTTACCCGCAACGTCAACCGTCAGTACGACGACAGCTTCGCAGTGGAAGGCGCCAAGATCGGCTCGACCCTGCGCATCCGTCTGCCTGACCGTGCCCTCGTCACCGACGGCGCCGCCCTTCAGGTGCAGGACGACAACGAGCAGTTCACCACCCTGACCGTTGCCAGCCAGAAGCATATCGGCGTGAACTTCACCACCGCCGAAATGACCATGCAGCTTGACGACTTCGCCGAGCGCGTTCTCAAGCCGCGTATTTCGCAGCTTGCGGCCAGCATCGACGCGGACGTGGCCAACGCGTTCCAGACCATTGGCAACTCGGTCGGCACCCCCGGCACCACCCCGTCCACTTCGGCCGTGCTGCTCGCAGCCCAGCAGAAGCTGAACGAGAACGCTGCCGTGATGTCGCCGCGCTACGCGACCGTTAACCCGGCCGCCAACGCGGGTCTGGTCGAAGGCATGAAGGGTCTCTTCAACCCGACCGACACCATCAGCAAGCAGTTCAAGAACGGCCTGATGGGCACCGGCGTGCTTGGCTTCGACGAGATCAACATGTCGCAGTCGATCAAGCAGTTCACCACCGGCACCCGTAACGCCACCGGCGGCACGACCTCGGCGGCTGTCACGACTGAAGGCGCGACCACCATCGCCATCACCGGCGCTGGTAACGGCCTGACTGTTCGCGCAGGCGACGTGTTTACTGTGGCTGGCTGTTTCGCCGTCAACCCGCAGACTCGTGAAAGCACTGGTTCGCTGTTCCAGTTCGTCGCTCTGGCAAACGTCACGCTGGGCGGTTCGGGCGAAGGCAACATCACCGTGGCTCCGATTTACTCGTCGGGTCACGCGCTTGCCACCGTCAACACCCTTCCGGCGGGCAGCCAAGCGGTTGTGTTCGTCGGCGCCGGCGGTACCCAGTACCCGCAGAACCTCGTGTACCACAAGGACGCGATCACCTTCGCCACCGCCGACCTTCTGCTTCCGCAGGGCGTCGATATGGCGTCGCGTCAGGTCCACAACGGCATCAGCCTGCGCGTTGTTCGTCAGTACGACATCAACAACGACCGTATGCCCTGCCGTATCGACGTTCTGTACGGCTACAGCACGATCCGTCCGCAGATGGCTTGCCGTCTCTGGGGCTAACCTGAAACCGGCCCTCGGCTTGCCGGGGGCCACACCTTTTGAAAGGAATTTATGATGACTCTTCCTAACGGTGCTGGCGGTTATCAGGTCGGCGATGGCAACCTGAACGAACCCCTGATCGACGCTATCCCGCTGCCTGTGTCGGTGACGGCTGCGGCCACTCTGACCGCGGCTCAGGTTCTTAACGGCCTGATCCTCGCCAACAACGGCGTGACCACGACGCAGACCTACACTCTGCCGACTGTGGCGCTGCTCGAAGCGGAACTGGTTAATTCGGACAAGGTGGGCACCTCGTTCACCTTCCGCGTAGTGAACCTTGGCACTTCGTCGGGCACTGCGGTTATCGCCGCGGGGACCGGCTGGACTGTCAGCGGTTCGCTTACCATGACCATTCCGGTCACCACTGGCGCCCAATTCATCGCTCGCAAGAGTGCTGAAGGTGCGTGGACCCTGTACCGCGTCGTGTAATATCGGTCGGCCCCGGCTTTCGAGCCGGGGCCTCCTTTCTGGAGAAAGACAATGTCTAACAACAAGCCTATCGGCGTTGCTTACAGCGACCAAGACATTATCGGCGCGCAGTTTCTTCTGTCTGACGAGCAGCTTGGTTACACTGCTGCTGCGCAGGGCACCGTCACTCAGGCGACCGACAAGTCCACTGCTGTGACGCTCAACCGCCCCGCAGGCCGTATCACCATGAACGCTGCATCTCTCGGCGCAAACACCGCGGTATCATTCACGTTGAACAACTCGTTTATTTCATCCAACGACGTTCTTATCGTGAACGTGTCGGCGGGCGGAACTGCGGGTGCGTACACGACCTACATATCGAGCATGACGACAGGTTCGGCGGTTGTAACGCTGCGTAACCTGACGGGCGGTGCGTTGGCGGAAGCCGTCGTTCTTAACTACGTTATCATCCATTGCGTATAACAATTTGGGCGGGCTTCGGCCCGTCCAAACCTGTGAGGTTTTATGGCCGTCATTTACCTAACGCACCCGATCCACGGCGCCAAAGTCGCCATTTCGGAAGACGAAGCTATGGCCGACAGCATGTACGGCTGGTCGCGTGTGGACGATCCGCTGGAGCCTGCACGGCACCCTCTGGACCACGACGGTGACGGACGTCTTGGCGGTTCGCCTACTGGCGAAAACTCCACCCGCCGCCGCGGCCGCCGCCGCGCGGAGCAGGAAGATTAATCCATGACGAGCGCGGGCGAAATCATCAACGGCTCTTTGCGCCTTCTGGGCGTTCTCGCAGAAGGCGAAACCCCTTCGGCCGAAACGTCGCAAGATGCCCTCTCCGCAATGAATGAAATGATCGAAAGTTGGAATACGGAGCAACTGTCGGTCTTCTCCACGCAGGATCAAGTCTTCACTTGGCCTGCGGGCCAGTTGTCGCGCACGCTCGGCCCGACCGGCAATTTCGTCGGCAACCGCCCCATTCTGCTGGAAGACAGCACTTACTTCCGCGATCCGAGCACCAACGTCAGCTACGGCATCAAGATGATTAACCAGCAGCAGTACAACGGCATCGCGGTCAAGACCGTGACGTCCACGTACCCGCAGGTCATCTTCGTCAACAACACATACCCCGACATCGAAATGTTCATCTACCCGCGCCCGACGCGCGACTTGGAGTGGCATTTCATTTCGGTCGAAGAGTTGACGCGGCCCGCGGTGCTGGCAACCGAACTTAGTTTCCCGCCGGGCTATCTGCGCGCGTTTCGCTACAACTTGGCGACCGAAATGGCGCCCGAGTTTGGCGTCGAGCCGTCGCCGCAGGTGCAGCGCATCGCTATGACCAGCAAGCGCAATCTCAAGCGCATTAACAATCCTGAAGACGTCATGTCCATGCCTTACAGCATCGTGGCGACCCGCCAGCGGTTCAACATCTTCGCCGGGAACTATTGAGCATGCCCAACGTCAAAATTTCCGCTCTACCGCTTGCCACCACACCGCTGGACAACGCGGTCGTTACGCCGGTTGTGCAGGGCGGCACCACAAAGCGCGTGTCCGTCAGCGATGTGCGCGGCTACGTTTCGCCCGAGGACTTCACTGGCACCGACACGGCTAAGTTCAACGCCGCGCTGGCGACCGGCAAGTCCGTGCGCTGCGGGGCGGCGTCCTACGCCATCACTGGGACGCTCACGCCGACCGCAGCAGGGCAGATTATCGACCTCAACGGCGCGCTGCTGACCTGCACCGGCAACTTCGACGTGTTCAACGTCACCGGCTTGCAGGGCGTCATAATCTGCAACGGGCGGATTGAAGCGTCTGCCATGTCGGGCGGCGACATCCTCAACGTCGTGAACGCCGACCGCACTACCTTCGATAGCGTGCTGGTGTTTAATCCGTTTAACTTCGCCTTTGTGCAGAAGGCGAACGTGGTCGAGATCAGCAACGTCTGGGTGAACAATATCCGAGGCACTTACGGCATCCGCTGGCTGGGCGACGCGGCCAATCGCTCGGACGTGCTGCGCCTGATCGGCGTGGTCATGTCGTTCCCCAACGCGGGGACCGGCATCGACTGGGATGGCAACTGCCATACCCTTCAGACATTCGGGGTCATCATCGTGCGCCCAAACAAGGGCATCCACATCCGCAACACGGCGGGCGCAACTGCGCCAGAGTTTGGCTTTTTTACCAATCTCGAAATCGACTTTCCCGTCAGCTACGGCGTGGAAATTCGTTCGGGCGAAAGCTATTACTTCGGCCCGCAGTTTTACTGCCACGGATCGACCACCGCGAGCGGCGTCTACGTCGCGTCGGGTCTCGCCGCCGACCGCATCCAGTTTGCGGGCGGCAAGATTAGTGGCCATGCGACTTATGGCATCGAGAACAATGTCCGCGTGGCCGTATCTAACCTCGTTTTGACGGGTAACACGACCGCCAACTACCTCAACGCCGACAGCGCTATTCTGACCGCACCCCGCGTTGAACTCGACAGCACGTTCTTGATGCGGTTGGCCAGCGGCAGCCCCGTGTTGCAGTTCGACGCAAACGACTACATCGGCTACAATCGCTCCGCGAACGACTTGTTCGTCATTCTTAACAGTAACACCATTCTCACGTGGGCCGCCGACCGCGTGCAGTTCACCCAGCCGCCGCAACTGCCAGTCGTCACCGTGTCGCAGCTTCCCGCCGCTGCTGCGGGCAACCGCGGGCGTGAGTATTACGTCAGCGACGCCAACGCCACCACTCGTCTGGCGACTGTTGCGGGCGGCGGCGCCAACTTCATCAAGGTGTTCAGTAACGGCACAAACTGGCTGATTGCATGAAGACGCCCATCCTCGGCTCCAGCTATGTCGCCCGCAGCGTCAACGTTGCGGACGCGCGCATGGTTAATCTCTTTCCAGAGGTTGTGCCAGAAGGCGGTCAAATGCCTGCGTTCCTCAACCGCGCGCCGGGGCTGCGGCTCCAGCAGGTTATTGGCGCCGGGCCGATCCGCGGGCTTTGGCCCCAACCCGGGTCAACCACCGGCTTCTATGTCGTGTCGGGCAGCCAAGTCTATCTGCTTGCCTCGCCGACCGCGACGCCCACGCTGC